TGAAAAAAGAAACAGCGGATTACTCTGCTATTACCACGTGGGGTGTATTTTATCCAAACGAAGATAGTCCAGCTAATTTAATATTACTTGATGCAGTAAAAGGCAGATACGAGTTTCCAGAACTAAAACGAGTGGCCAAAGAGCTATATGATTATTGGAATCCTGAAACGGTGATTATTGAGTCTAAAGCATCAGGTTTGCCTTTAACATACGAGCTAAGACAGATGAATATACCTGTTGTCAATTTTACCCCGTCAAAAGGAAACGACAAGCATTCACGTGTAAATGCTGTTGCACCTCTCTTTGAATCTGGTATGATATGGTGTCCTGATGAGAAATTTGCTGAGGAGGTCATTGAAGAATGCGCAGCATTTCCATACGGAGAACATGATGACTTGGTCGATTCAACAACACAAGCTATCATGCGATTCAGACAAGGCGGTTTGATACAACACCCTGAAGATTATGAAGATGAAAAAGTAACTAAACCAAAGAGAGTTTACTATTAAGGTAAAAAATAATGCTGACAGCTGTTAGAAACTGGGTAATTAGAACAATGATGAAGTCGAAAGGCGAGACTGGCATTGTTCGAACTTTGCCTAACAAAGACTTAATAGAACTCAACACACAAGTTACAGCACAGCGTTTAATGCAAAATGGTATTGATCCACAATTATTAAAAAATGCTGATCAGGTAGAGAATGCGATTATTGCAATAGAGTCTAAACCTAAAACAGGAGGAGTCATAAATACAAAATCTGCAAAAGTATTTGACATGGAAGGTAAAGAGATACCAAAAGGATCTAAAATTATGGGAGGTAAAGCAATTGACGATGATCTACCACCACCAGGTAGTCGTGGTGGCAAAGATGATATTGCAGCACCAGTGCAGTCTTCAGAAGAAACTATAAAAAATATGATTGAGGCAGAGAATAAAAAGAATAATGCACAGCTTGTTGCAGAGGATTTAGCAGAAAAAAAATTTGGGAAAGAGTTTTATGATTTAGATCAAAAACAACAGATGGATCTTTATGATGAAGCGCTTGAAGGATTATCAGAACAAACAAGAGGTATGCCTGATCCAGAAGACTTTGCACAAGGCGGTATAGCACGTCTTGGTTTTAAAGATGGCATGACTAGAAGAACGTTCTTAAAAATTTTAGGTGGTGCAATGTCTATACCTATTATTGGTAAATTTTTAAAACCAATGAAAGTTGGTAAAACAGTAACTAAAGTTCCAATGATCAAAACAGATGATGTCGCTGGTAAACCAGAATGGTTTGATCAGTTAGTCAACAAAGTTATTATTGAAGGTGATGATGTCACTAAAAAATTTGCAACAGGCGAAAGACAATCTATTCACCAGAAAACACTTGATGATGGCACCGTAGTCCGGGTTACAGAAGACATAGACGATGGTGCTGTAAGAGTCGAGTATCAAAGTGAAAAGAACGTGTTTGGTGATGATGTGCAATTACAATATAGAAAACCTAAACCTGATGAGGGTGATCCAAATCCAACAGCAGAATTTACCACAGCAGAGTCAGGTCCGGTTGGTAAAAGATATGGACCAGATGATTATGAAATAGATGTGGATGAAGTTGGTGGCACAAGTATTAAAGATCTTGATTCAGATGTATCAAAATTAAAAGAGTATGCGACAGGTAAAAAACCTACCATGAAAGAATTTATTCAAAACAAAAAAAGACAAGACAAAGCTAAAGCCATATCAGAAGATATGGAAGCTCAATCAGATGCTGTGATTAGAAGACAGGGCGAGGCACAAGATTCTGATTACGAAACCCTTGGAACAGGTGATGACTTTGCATCAGGCGGTATTGCTGGATTGTTAGGTGAGTAATGGACGATTTAGAATCTGTAATAGAACAATTAAAACAAGAACTGGGTGAAGATAAAATTACAACAGCCAGTGATCCAAAAATAAAAAGACCAGAAAAAGCATTAGAAAGAGATATGTACAAAGATTTCATGGACCGTAATCCATTAGCCGGCGGTGGTATGTTAGTACAACCAGGTTTTGGTGGCACGAGGCAGGGGTATGCTGAAGAATTACCAGCTAATGTTCAAAAAAATAAACAAGGTAATTATTTTTACAGATCAGGTAAAGGAGATAATGTAATTTATAAATCAGGTTTTAAAACTCCAGAAGCTGCTAGCAAGTGGGGACAAAAAGAATTTGTTAAAAAATTTGCTTTACCTAATAAGTTTGTAAATCCATCTGAACTTACAAAATTAATTGAGGTGGGAGCTGGAGAAGGGTCTGGAATGCGATCTCCTTTTTTTGAAAGAAAAGATAGACCAAATTATTTACTTCAAGAGGCTAGAAGAATATTAGGATCGTATGAAGCTGGAGGAAATACTTATTTTAAAGCTCCTACAAAAAAACAAATAGAATATTTAAAAAAATATTCTAAAGCACCACGTATAACAGAGGGGTTAGCTAAAAACGTTCAAATAATTTTAGATAGTAAAGCTATCATGAATGACTTAACGGGAAAAAATAAAGGTGGAGCAAAACTTCCAGAATTTAATAAAGTAGTACAGGTTTTTAAAAATGCAGGTGTAAATGCTTCTGATGCTCAAATTACTAATGCACTACAAAAAGCTGCATATCTTTTACGAGGAGATACTTTTCAAACTGATGTTAAATATGATGTAGATAAAAATACAGGTAGATTTGTTATAAAAGAATTAGAAAAACTTCCTTTTGATAATCAATATGCAAGAGGTATTTACAAACATGCCTTGAATGAAATAAGATTGGAGTTGGGTGAAACTGCAGGTAATTTAGATTCTTTTAAAAGAAATCTTAGAAAAAGATTACCAGATGGCTTTCTACAAAAACATGGTTTAGAAATAAATGAGATATTTAGTGTTAGAGCCTCTGCTAAAAATAAAGCTTTTCCATATGCATATTTTTTAGATGCTACAGATGCAGAATTAAATAAAAAAGCACTACGAAGTTTTCACGGTGCATTGTCTAGAGCACAGACAGATTTAAATAATAAAATAGCTGATATAAGAGCGGGTAAGGCAAAATACGATGAGGCTGTAGACATCATAAAAAAATTTCAAAAAACAAGAAGTAAATTTAAAAACACCATTGAAACAAACTATCCAGGTAAAAATTTTAATCTAGCAGACATAGTTTTAGGAAAAGAAAGCGAAGTATTGAAAAAGAACATGAAAATTCCTGAAGATGTTTACAGTAAAAAACTTTTAGATAAATGGAAAAATCAGGGTTTAGATATTACAGGACATGCTAAAAAAACTGGATATGTAATGACAGGTGCAGACAGTCCAAGTGTTTTTACAGCGCAAGACTTATCAAGAGATAAAACAAGTAGAAATTTATTTGTAAAACAAATAAATAATGATCTTTTAAATCTTGCAGCAACAGTAACTGATAAATGTGCTGTAAATCTAAAAGCAGATGGTGGTCGTATAGGTTATAGTTTAGGAAGTGAGGATTGTCTAAAAATAGGTAAGAAAGCTTTAGATAGTGGTTTAACAAAAGGATTTAAAAACAAACAACAGATTGATCTTGCAGGAGCTATTTTAAGAGCAGGTGGAGGACTCAAAAGTGCGTTTGCATTAAGAGGTATACTTGGTCCTGCAGCGATAGCAGCGACTGTTGCTTTTGAAGGTGGTTTGATTGGTTACGATATGTTGTCATCTGGTAAGACTTTAAGAGAAGCGTTTGGTGACAATCTACTTAATTATGCTCTAGGTAAAGATTATCAAATAGATCCACAAGAAGAGTTATTTAAAAGATTTAAAGGTCTAGGTTATAATGATCAACAATTAGGTAAAATTAAAACATCTTTAGATGCAATGAATACTATTAACACTGGAACAGAATTAGCAGAAAGTTTTGGAACGCAAGCAGAAGCTTTACAAAAATCAAGAGGACAACCCCAACCTTTTATGGGACCTGAAGATCAATTTATAGCTGATACTTCAGCGCAAAGAGCAGAACAAAATCTTAAAGATACTAGAAATGAGTTATCTGCATTTAATAGAGATTTAGTCAGATCAGGAGAACTTGATCGACTTAATCAACTTTTTAAATCTGGTAACTATGGATTAGGATTAGATTTATATGATGAAGCGCAAAGAAGAGCAACTGTTGAACGAATGCAATCTGGAGGACCTAAGTTTATGGGTTCAGTGTTTCCAAAATTTGAAGAACGTAGAATACGAACAATATCTGAAAATTTACCTTTTGGAGGAGCTAATCCAGCTTTTGACTTCCCTGGAACAAAAGAAGTAACAGGTGGAACTTTATATGGTTTTGCAGGTGGTGGTATTGCAGGATTATCTGGTGGTATAGATGAAGGCCCACAAAAGATATCAATGAATCCAGATTCACGAGGCTTGTCAGGACTATTAAAACGTGGTATTAAAGGATAGGAGTATTAAATGGCAGAAATAGATAAAGGACTCCCGAACACAAGAACTAAAGTTGAATTACCTTCTGAAGAGGAGATGACTGATGTTAATGTTCAGGAAGAAACAGAGAAAGGTCCCGTTGAAGTAATACCAGAAGAAGACGGCGGCGCGATTTTAGATTTTGAACCGGGAGCTATAAACGTACCAGGCACAGAAAATCATTTTGATAATTTAGCAGATATATTACCAGAAGATATTTTAGAACCAATCGGTGGCGATCTAGTTAATAATTATATGGACTACAAAGCTTCAAGAAAAGATTGGGAAAAATCTTACACAGAGGGATTAGATCTTTTAGGATTTAAATATGAAAGTAGAACAGAACCTTTTCAAGGAGCTTCAGGTGCAACACACCCTGTGTTAGCTGAAGCTGTTACACAA